GTTAACACAAACAATGCAAACCAAACAATTGCCGGACCTAGAGGCACAATGTTTGAGTTTAAAATAGCAGCTTCTATAGATCTAATGACAAGTACGTTCTTGTTCAATCAACTTGGCGGAACAACAACGATGCCAAACAACTCCAACGCTTCAACTAGTGTTAGATACATAGATGCAAAAATCAGAGTCACCGGCATGAAGACTGGTTATTCTATAGACATTCCATTGCGCTTTGTCAAGAGCGTATAACAAAGAGAGAAAAAATGGCAGATAGTTTTTATAAATCATTAGACATCGGAAAAGATGTAGTAAGCACAAGAACACTTCTTCATGAAGCAATTCCTTTAACCGGAACAATTGTATCCGGTACATACGGAACAAATAACATTAAGAATTATGCTCACGGTATGTTCCAATCAGTATATGATTATCCCTACCTCAGTTCTTCTGCGAATCACATATTTGATATTACTGTAGGTGTTGGGTCAAACTCATCTCTTACTGTTGCAAATCAATTGTCAAAAAAGAAAAACATTTACAATCAAATGGCTCAAGTTCTCGTTGGATATGATGCTACTGGGTCTGTTTTGCGTTTTGATGAAGATGGAGACATTCTGGCCGGTGGAGACAAACTCGATGATATAATCTTTTTGAACTTTTCACGACTCCTCGTCAAAGATGAAATTAAAAAAGGAACATTCTCTCTTAAACTAGGAGTGTCTGCGTCTTATGCTAATGCGATGCTCCAAAGAATCAATATACAAGACACCTCTGGGTCTGATGGTTACCTTGTCAACTCTCCTGTTGGAGATTACGGTATTTTGTATGCTACAAACGACACAGGTACTCCCCTAAACGGAGCCGCAGCTAAAGCATGTGGGCTATTATACTATCAGGCTGGTGTATGTGCCCTTACAGCCTCAGTTTTTGGCTCCCTATTATCTTCCTCTGCTCAAATGAATTCCGGAGGAGAAACAATAAACGCTATCCTTACAGGATCACAGATCTCATCCTCTGCGGATGCTTTAAGACATAGAATGTTCAATCTACAGTTTAACAACACAGTGGAACTAAACTCAACAGTATATTTCTGTCGTGTGAATCATAACGAATTTAACTATTCCACAAACCCAACTTACTTGTCACAAAGCAAAATCCGCGTAAAGACGCAAGCCTCCGATCAACCGGTTTCATATATAACAACTGTCGGGCTATATAACGACAACAACGAGCTATATGCAACTGCTAAATTAAGTGAACCACTTCGTAAGAGTAGCGACACAGAATTTACGATCAGAGTTCGATTGGACTATTAATCATGTCTTTCTTCAAATTTGAAGAAGATGATTTGTTTACCAACACTATAGAGGCATATCCCGATTACAGCTTTTATGTGCAAAGTGGTTCAATCTACTTAAACAATAGGCCAAATGTATCTGGGGTAAAAGATGCAACCAATCATTTGAATGTTCCAAAAGGTTTCATTTCTCTTTATGAATACAACATCGACAGGGCTGGTGATTTTATTTATCCTTTCCTGATTAAGGATGGCAACAAAGTAAGCTTTCGAAACACAACAGGGTCAGCATATACTTCTCTCCCCCTAAAGACTGTTATCTCTTCATCTTATAAGATGTCTGCGAGTATCTCGAGGAATTTCTACAGCTCCTCAACTCGACCTCGCATTCAAGCACTTAAGAACACTTTGAACCATTATACTTATTTATCGCCACATTATGCGTATTCTTCATCATACGGAGACAAAGCCTCACAAGGTATCAACTTAATCTCGATACCCTCCATTTTTTACGGCTCTTCTATAAAAAAAGGTAGTGTACGGTTAAAATTCTACATGTCTGGATCTTTAATTGGAGAGTTGCATGATAGAAATTATAACGGGGAATTAATACAAGTAGGACCAGAGGGCTCAACAGGGTCCGGATCAGTAGCGGGGGTGGTATTATATAATGAAGGATTTGTTACACTCACTGGTTCGTGGGGTTTAAATTCAGATTCTATAGCTTATGACACCACTGATACTTCGAAGTGGATCTATTTCAATTATGCCGCCAATGATGGTAACTCTGCAACATTAACATCTCTATCGTCAAGTTTTCTGATGGAATACAAGGGAGTTACTCATACACAAACCATAACCATGTTTGCAAGAGCAGGATACGGAGATCTCAACCAGTCAAACAATCCAACGTATTTATCTGGTAGTGGTGGCCACGATAGTGGTTCTCTACACTACGTTGAAACTCCTAGGAAAATAAAAAACGTTGTATATTCACAATTCTCAGATGAAGAACCAGAATTTAAAAAGACAACTTATATTTCAAAGATTGCGATATACGATGAGAACAAAAATTTAATTGGCATCACCAAGGTGGCAACACCGGTCCGTAAGACGGAACAAAACCAATTTACATTTAAATTAAAAATTGATATATAAAAAACTTGACAAACCATAGGGAATATGTTATAATAGTATTATGATTTTAGGATTAGATATAAGCACAAGCCGAATAGGCGTAACAGTTATGAAGGAAAACCAAGAATTGGTTTTTTCTGAGGCGTTCAAGACAAACAAGAACCATTCGTTGTCTGAGCGGTGCCTTGAACTACAATCGTTCATCAAACAATTAAATTTTAAGTTCACCAAGATCTTCATTGAAGAGCCGTTTATAATGTTTTCTGGTGGAAAAACAACAGCAGCAACCATGGCAAAGCTCCAGAGATTCAATGGCATGTGTTCTTTTATGGTTATGAGCTGTTTTGATATAGAACCAGTGATGATAGCGGCAAATAAAGCCAGAAAAACTGTTGGCATAAAAGTCAAGAGAGGAACTTGTACCAAGACAAGGGTTATAAATTTTGTGCAAAATAAATATCCAAACTTTCAAATTTGGTATACAAGACACGGAAACCCCAAGCCCGGCACTGATGACAGAGCAGATTCTGTCGTTATAGCGTTGGCTGGAATAATGCTGGACGAACAGGAGACTCATGAGTAAGGGAAAGAAAAAAGATAATGTCAAATTATTGGATAAACAAAAGCAAAAGGTCGAACCACCAAAAAAATTCAAGGTTGTACTTTATAATGACGATTTTACCCCAATGGAATTCGTGGTCGATGTGTTACAACAGGTCTTCCATCACACAACAGAATCTGCTACGGCAATAATGTTAAATGTGCACAACAAAGGCAAAGGAGTTGCCGGTGTGTATTCAAAAGAAATCGCAGAAACAAAAGCTCACATTACAAACCAGACTTCTATAAACTATGGGCACCCGCTCAAGGCAGAATTTGAACCAGAATAAAATTAATCAAAAAAAACATTTGACACATTTGACTCCTCGTGATACATTATAAACATCGGAGGAACAATGGAAGAAAAATTAAAAATTATAAAGGACATTCTTGGTGGCTATCGGAGATCATCAAGTGAGTTTTTATTTCAATGTCCATTTTGCGGCCATCACAAGAAAAAAATGTCTGTGAATTTTGGCATAAATGCATGGAAATGCTGGGTGTGCGATACCAGAGGTAAGAACATTTATCGTCTGGTGAGAAAATTTGGAACCTACCAACAGAGACAGAAGTGGCTTGATTTGGATGGTCGTTTGGATCTATCGGAATTTGATCAAATGTTCATGGAGATGAATGATATTGAAGAGGTCCAAACAACAGATTTACCAACAGAGTTTATTTCTCTCAACAACAAACACTTGCCAAGACACTCCCAATCTCCCATGAGATACCTGCAAAACAGGGGCCTCTCAAAGAAAGACATTTTATTATGGAAGATAGGATATTGCAAAGAAGGAAGATACGGGGGTCGTATAATTATTCCTTCCTTTAATAACACAGGAGATTGTAACTATTTTATATCTCGATCGTATGTTGGCCACAAGAGGAAGTATTTAAATCCTCCTGTTGAGAAAGACGTGATCTTCAATGAACTTTATGTTGACTGGGATGAACCTATAGTTTTGGTTGAAGGCGCCTTTGATGCTATAGTGGTTGGTCAAAATGCAATACCAATCTTGGGTTCAACATTAAGAGAGGAATCTAAGTTGTTCCAAGCCATTGTTGTTCATGATTGTGAAGTTTATTTAGCCTTAGATGATGATGCTAAGAGAAAAAGAAATTACATAATAAAATTGTTTTCTCGTTATGATGTTCAAGTCAAAATTGTAGATACTTCAAATTGCGATGATGTTGGGTCGATGTCACAAAAGGAATTTCATAGTAGAAAATCCCACGCACAAATACCAGATCTCAGTGAGATTTTAATAATGAATCATTTGCGAAATCTATAGCAGCATTACTATCAATAGAATAGCTAAAACACCAAGACCAGCAGCACCGGCTATCCAATGATCGTCCGAGCCTGCTCGGATTGACATATCCTTGAACCCCACTGCTATCTCTGCTATCATCCACGCAGAGACTAAACAAATTAAAAATATAAAAAACCACACATTAAAGCACCCCCATTAAAATAATTAGAATTTTTACTTGACAGAGAACATTTATCATGATAAATTATATACACAACGGAGGAAACATGAAACAAGATTATTGGGATAACAAATTTGATGAACTTAATGACAAACACTGGGAGGGCGAATTAAAAAAGATACCTGTGTTCGTCAGCTCTCTAGGGGATTCGTGGGGTCAATACTTTCACCCATCTGCTAGTTGTCCACACACAGAACAAGAAATCTATTTAGACAGGGAAATGACAACCCATCAGAGGACCAACATACTTCTTCATGAAATGTGCCATCACTTCATTTATGAGGTACATGGAGATGATTTCTATCATCATCATCACAATCTTTGGAAAGAAGAAATGAGGAGGGTCGGGTTTAAAGGCACAATCACAAAATACACCGGTCGCTTTAAGACCAGAGAGGGAGAATGAAAAAAGAAATGGTTGATCACCCAGATCACTATAATAGAGGAAAAATAGAAGTTATAGACTTTATAAAAGACTTAGGAATGGCAAAAGATTTTTGCATCGGCAATGCAATTAAATACATAGCCAGATATAAACACAAACAAAACCCATCAGAGGATATCAAAAAAGCAATTTGGTACCTTAAATATTTAGTGGAAATTTTAGAATCGGAGGAAAAATGTTCAAAATAGCACACATATCGGATACACACATTAGAAACCTTAAATATCATTATGAATATGATATGGCTTTCAAAGACATGTATAAAAAACTTAAGAGAATGAAGCCAGACTTCATTGTTCACACCGGAGACATCGCGCACACAAAGACTCAATTGTCACCTGAGTACTTTCAAATGTGCTCATCTTTTTTACACAATTTAGCAGAGATTGCACCCACTTATATTGTTTTGGGGAATCATGATGGCAATCTCAAAAACGAGACACGTCAAGACGCAGTTTCGCCAATAATTGAAGCTCTGGGTCATGATAATCTTCATCTATTGAAAAATTCCGGAGAGACTGAGGTCTCTGGTGGACTTGTTTTGAATGTACTATCTGTGTTTGACAGAGAGAAGTGGATTAAACCAACTGATCCGGATAAGATCAACATTGCCTTGTACCACGGCTCCATCCATGGATGTCAAACCAGCCAAGGTTGGGTTATGGAAGAGGGAGAAGACTCAATTGATATTTTCGAAGATTTTGATTATGCAATGTTAGGGGACATACACAAGTCCCAAGCCATGGATAAAAAAGGTAAAGTGAGATACGCTGGTTCTACAATACAGCAAAATTTTGGAGAATCAATTAATAAAGGATTTTTGATGTGGAACATCGCGGATAAACACGACTTCAGCGTTCAACATGTAACCGTTGTTAATCCTCGCCCATTTATAACCATTTCTCTCAATAATGATGGAACTTTTCCAAATGCAAACATCCCAAAGGGTTGTAGGTTACGTATAAAATCAACGTCAAACATTTCACCAATAAAGCTTAAAATGGCTTGTGATTTGGCAAATGCTAGGTGGAGCCCTGTGTCTGTGTCGTTTATGAATGACGGCACGAAAAATGCCTCGTCAACTTCTTTAATAGGCAAGGCAGTACTCTCGGAAAATCTCCGAGATACAGGAATACAGGAGAAGTATATTCGAGCTTATTGTAAAGATTTAAACCTCAAAGATGAAGTTATCAATAAGATGCTAGAGTTAAATAAGAAGTACAACAAGCAAATCGAAGAATCAGAGGAGGTATCACGAAATGTTATTTGGAAAATTAAAGAAATTGAGTGGGATAACCTCTTCAACTACGGTGAGAAAAATAAAATCAATTTTGAAAAGTTATCCGGACTTGTCGGAATCTTCGGTAAGAATTATTCAGGAAAGTCTTCTATTATCGACAGTGTGTTATATAGTATTTTTAACACGACTTCTAAAGGAGAAAGAAAAAACGTCCACATAATCAATCAAAACAAAGATTATGCCAAAAGTAAGATAAGCCTCCAAGCAGGACACGATGAATTTAAGATTATTCGTAATCTCAACAAATACACGAAGAAATCTCGCTCCAGCACATCAATTGAAGCCAAGGTTGATTTGGACTTCTCAAAGACAACTGTTGGGGTGGTTGAGTCTCTTAACGGAACAACACGTAATGAAAGTGATGCTAACATACGCAAAAGGTTTGGCACCATCGAAGATTTCTTTTTAACATCAATGGCCTCCCAAATGGACTCTATGTCTTTTATCAAAGAGGGCTCAACCAAAAGAAAAGAGATTGTGGCAAAGTTTTTGGATTTGAACTTGTTCGAACAGAAGCATAAGTTGGCAAAAAAAGAAGGAGCAGACCTCAGAGCGATAATTAAAAGAATGGAATCTAAAAAGTTTAATGAACGAATCAGAAAACAAACAGATCTCCTAGAAGACATCCGTATGGACATAGACACTCAAATAGATAAATGCAAGGTGTATACTCAAAGCATGAAAAAGTTTGACAATGAACTCGCGGAGATTAAGAAGCTAATCTCTTCAATTCCTGCGGAGATTATAGATATTGATAAAGTTGTCAAACAAATCCATATGAAAAAGAGGCAAAAGGATAAACTGTTGGCCGACAATCTCGGTCTTCGTGGGCAAATCATGGAATGTGAAGAGTTTAACAAAAACTTTACAACTACATTTTCCGAAGAAAGGTTGACCGAACTCATTTCTTTTAACCAACAAATCTCTGATTTAAATGATACAAAGAAAGAGCATGAATCACAAATTCGACACCAGAA